TATATAAGTTTTATTACTTGCCCAATCAACAAAAGATTCAGAAATTCCACCAACATTTATTATAGGATCATTTGCTGAAGGAATATTGTTGCTAACAAGAAAATAAGGCCTACGTTTATCGTATCCAGATACTCTAAAACCTCCGGTTGTTTTTTCAATAACAATTCCGCTATATGACAACGAGTCTTGACTGTTGCTTGTTTTTAATACTATATCATAGTTTTCAGGTGGAACAAATATATTTCCTTTATTTAAAGGTGTCCTACTATCTAAAACAATTTTTAAATTTTCTTTATCAGCAAAACCGCCTAGTTTAAATCCAATATTATTTTTAACTTCCTGAAAATCGTCATAAAATTCTTCTATTTTTAATTGTATGTCAGAAGCAATATATGAGGTAATATAATTAATTAGTCCTGATGTAAATATAGGTGTATCATTTTCAAAAGTATACTCCATACTTATATCACTTAATCTTAACCTTTTATCAGTTTTTGAATATACTAATAATCCAGCAGGATCTCTTTTAATTCTGGATCTATCATATGTAAGTCCAAATACTTGAGCAGGAAAACTTAAAATTAATGCTTTTATTACAGCAAAGGGATAACTTGCACTTCTTCTCCAAGCAGTTTCGGATACATGTTGATCTCCAAAACCAAAAAATCTCTTTGAAGTTATAAATGAAAATTCTCTCACTAATCCACTTGCTAATGGAGATAGCAAATTTCCATCATCATCAGAAGGAGGATGTTCTGACAATCCTGGTCTTACAAACTTTTTGTTATGTTTTACAATTTTGCCAGGTTCTTTTATAGCACCTTTTTCTATATCTTCCCACATAACAGTATTTTGCCTTGTGTAAGGGGCTGGTCCATATACTGTTTCCCACCAAGTTGGTTTTATAGTAAACCCTAACATTTCCCAAGGTTTTAAATGAGGAATATCTGTGTCATATGCGTTACGATATACATTTCTCCAATAGCCTGTTAAATTATTGTTAAACTTATCTACAGAACCTTGATAGTTATATGTAAAAGAATTTCCTTGGATAATAGTTCCAATTCCATCTACTTCTGGAAAACCAGCAGTCGTTGACCAATCAGAAAAATCTTTAATTAAAATATTATTAATATCATTAATACTGACTCCTGTATCTCTATAAGTACCAGGTAAAAAATCATGTATATCAAAAATTGAAGTATCGTATTCTACTTTGATGTTGTTAAAAATTCTTTTTTCTAATTCTAATAATAAATCATCTCTAAAATCATCGTATGCAACATTAAAACTTCCGTCATGACCTCTTATAACTTTTTTTGATACAGGATATGTATTGTCTGTAATAATTTCTGGTTCATATTTAGGATATATTCCTAACTTACTAGGAGTTGAAGGTATGTGCATACCATCAGTATTATCATATTCGTAAATATCAATTTTATCATCAAGCACAATACTTGCATTTATTTTTACAAAACCTCCTGTTTGGAATTCATAATCTTTTTTATGAATTAATTGAACATTATTTTTGTATACTAGCACAGACCTATTAGTTACAGTTGTCAAATTAAAATCTTGAGATAAATTGTAAAAAGGATTAGAAATATCTTTTACAATATAACTTAATAATTTTCCTTCGCCAGGTGCAATCATATCACTAAAGAAAAACGGAGCAGTATTTTTTGAATTGACTGAAATATTTTTTAAAATAAAATCAACATGTTTTTTCACACTTCCGTCAAAGCCACTTTCACCTGCAAAACTTATAAATTTATTTTTAAAACGTAGATATTCTGTAGATGCATATTCAATTGCTTCTATAATATTTGCATTTTCAGAAGTTAAATGATATAATGGTAAGTTTATTGGTCCACTATGCTGAACAAAAGTTCTTCCAAAAGGTTTTAAATCGCCTAAGTCTCTTAAGTTACTTACTCCAGGATATAATCCATTAAATTCTTTTTGTTCTTCTATTACTGTGCTTACATGATTGTTTACTTCGCCTAATGTAAATTCGTTTACTTCGTTATTCAAAGGATTACTTACTAAATTTTTTGGTGTTTCGTAAAATCCATTATTGTTTTTTTGAGTTCTACTTCTACCTTTAACAACAACAATGTCTGTTTCTACTAAATCATTTGTAAGTTTTATTAATCCTGCACTAATTGTATAGTCAGTATTTGCAAATAATAATTTGTTATTTTTTCTAACTGTAATTGATAAATCTGTTAGAGTGTTACTATTATCAAAAAAATCTATAGGTAAATTATTTGTTATTTCATTACCAAAAAATTGTCTAATTACAGATTGTTTACTTTTAAGATTTGCTTTTATCCAACTATTTGTGTAAACAAAATTTGTTCCGTAATAATCATATTTTTTAAAATAAGCCGTGTCAGAATTAATTTCTGTAAGTGTATCATTTATTTGATATGCATATGTTTCTTGTGTTTGATTATTAGTAAAAACAATATCGCCTATATTTGCTATATTTTTATATTTTAAAGCAAAGCCTAGTTCAGAATCTACTGATCCTTCTCCTATTTTGTAAGAAAATATTTTGTTTCCTTTAAAAGAACTTGCAGGATAAGTTGTTTCATCACTTAACGATATTCCATTTTTATCAAACATATCAAATAATGGAAATTGATTTACAGATGTTTTATCTTGTGCTGATTGCCATTTTATTCCATTGTAAAACAACATTTTACCAGCATAAGTTTTTCCTTTATTAGATAATACAGTTTCTCCAGTCACAGGAGTTGAATCTGGTTCTTCTATTAAAGAAATAGTACGTGTATTAAGATGTGTTAAAAAAGTTACTCTAAAAATTTTGCCAGCAACAAAACTGTCCGGATCTGCTGTAAATAATACACGCATGCCATCAGCCAAATCTACAGTATCTACATTATAGCCAATTGCACCTTCTATATTGCTGAATACATCAGTTGTGTAATCATCTACTAAATCAACATTTGTTTTATTTTTCCAACCATGATTAAAAAGTTGTAAACCAGCATCAAATTCAATAATAGGTCTTTTTGCTCTGGCAGTTTCTGCTAAATCACTATCTATTCCTAACAATGTATTTGTAGTCTGTATAACTTCTTTATGTGTCCATCTATTATATCTTGCCCAACTGTTCCTGTCTGCACTATCACGCTTCATACAAATATAATCTTTTGTTCCAGCAAAACTTAATGCTTCACTAAAAGGTAAAGTGTCAAAACCTTCTTCAGAAAATCCTATATCAGTATCAGTTGTAAAAGTTGCAGGCACTTCTAAATCAGATTCAGCAATAAGTTTAATTTTTTCACCTACTCCTTCAACATACCAATTTCCTGTACTATATTTTGTTGGAGTAACTGTTCCTAAAAAATAAACTTTCATACCATTTGATAATGCCCATTTATCATTTGTGGTATAAGTTTTTTTGCCAAGAATTTCTTCTTCAACATTTATTTCAGTATTTTCTTCTATATTTGCTATCGTGAATACACCACTTGTGTTAATATTATATTGACTAAGATAATATAAAACATCAGGAGCATCTTCTGGAACAGTAAATTCAATTATTCCTTTTTCTAAATATCCTGCATCAGTAAAATATGTAGTTCCTGCAGGGACTGTATCATCATCTATTTCTTCTGGTATAATTTTTATACCATCGGTATATATTGTACTAATATTTGCAGAACTATCATCTAATGTTTTTCCTGGAAGAAAAGTTCTGTTTAAAGCAAAAGCCATAGGATGACCAGGACTATCTACCTGAAATTTATAAGTTTGTCCTCTATATAATTTTAAAGTCGGATTTTTTGTAAAACCATTTGGCGAAAACACAAAAGCATCATTATCATCATCTGCCTCTGTTGTAACTGTATATGTACTAATTACATTTTTTCCTTGTCCTTTAATACTTAAAGCATTAGGACCATTTGGTAACCAATAATATTCTCTAAAATTTGTAAATTTATCATAGTCTATATGAGGGTTCCAAGCATAAAACTCTTGGCTATTTAATTTACTATGGTTTGAAACATTTCCGCCTTCTGCTTTGATACTACCTATATAATCAAGATAATCTTTAGTAAAGCGAATATTTCCTAATTCATCTTTTTTTACTAGATTAACATCTAGTTGATAATCGTTCCTATCTTTTCCAAAAGTATCTATATAATTATCATCTATTTTTCTAGCAGGTGCTTGTCTTTCTCCAACAAAGCCATTTAATTTTTCTACTTGCCCTGCTTGAAATAACTGATCTACTGTAGAATTTAAAAATTTATTATTTGTAGGAGTTTGAAAGTACTTTGGTAAAAAAGTTTTACTTTTTCTTTCAGGATTCTTTCCTACTGGCAAACCTTCATCAGACATTAGTATCCATAGCCTCCGCCACCAGAGCCACTACCACCTGAGCCACTACCACCTGAGCCACTACCACCTGAGCCGCTACTACCGGAATTATAACTAGGGCTACTTGTTCCTGATGTTGTTGAAGAATTTATAAAAACAGTAGATGTTGTTGCACTACTTAATACACCCGTAGCACTACCTGAAGCGTCTGTAACAACATTACCAGTTGCTTGTAATCTTGATGCTGTAATTGCATCTATAATCTCAATATCAGACACATTTGCACCACTTACAAAAATTTCATCACTTTCAGAATTTATCTCAAAAAGACTTCCAAAACTTTGATCCTTTTGCTGAGGAATAAGAACAATGCTACTTATATCAGGAGATAACTCTTTACTAACATAAGTTGCTAATTCAGTGAAATAAAATTTTTCTCCAAAATCCCAATTCTCTAAAGAAAAGAAAGCATCAATTGCATCTACAATTTTACTTTTTATTTCATTTTCGTTTACTACTCTTTCAGTATTTAATACTACTTTAAATTTTGCTTGCAATTCATTAGGTGCCTTTTCACCAAATAATACTTTATATTTTACTGGATGATATACTACCTCATCACTAATACTTTTTATAGCATTAATATCTGCTCCAAAAGTTAAAAGCAGATTATCATTACTAGGTGGTAATGGTTTTATTGCAGTTTCACCTGTTAACCATTTTCTAAAATTTATATCATAAGATCTTGTTAACAAGTATACATCTATAATATTACTTACACTTGGATCTAATCTTCTATTTTCATTTGCCGCATGGACATATTGAAATTTTATTCCACTACGGCCTTCATTTGCTTTGTATATGGAAGTAAAATCTAAGGTGTTTGCTGTTTTGTTAAGAATTTTAAATAATTTAGTTGTTGTGTTATAAAAAACAGTTCCATCTGCATATTGACTAAATGCTCCAATGCTACCATCTGAGGTAATAACATTTATATTTTCTACACTTGTATCTACATATTTGTATACTTCGTCGCCTGGACCTTTTTTATGGAAAACATACTTAGTGATTGCATTTGTTGTTGGATCTACAATTTCAGTAAACATATCAGGATCATCTACTACGCCATCATCATCTTCATCAAAAAATCCTACTTCAATTTTATTACTTTCTACATAACCTTGAGATTCACGATAGTCCGAGGACACTTCCCAATCCCAATCTATTGTAAAATTAGATAAAGAATCAGGTTTAGTGTTTATGCTTAATACAGAAATTTTATCTTTTATCACTTTTCCTGTCTTACTATCATAAATTTTATCATTTCCATCAAAATAAAATTTAATCTCTTCTTTACTTTCAAAAACATATCTTAATGATCTATATGATACATCATAAGTTTCGCCATCGGTTTCAAATAAAAGTAACCAACTTGAATCTACTTGTTGATTGCTTGTGTTTCCTGCAGAACTTAAACTAAAATCATCTTTAATATTTAAATTTTGATTTGTTATTAATTTCCATTGTCTGGTTTCAGTATCATACCTTAAACCAAAAGTTTTATACGCAAATATTTGATCTACTAACTGAGTAATTAAATCAGCAGTGAATGTTCCAGTTAAATTTGGAATAATTTCTGCAACCTGTGCTTCAGAAGGAATAGTGTCATTAAGTGTTATAGGTCCTAATCCTGTTGTTGTATTTGTAAGTGTGCCATTGTCTGTTACAGAAACAATTTTTGACCATTTATACATAACTGAATTGGCATGATCTGCTGTGCCAGGCATAAGACCATGTTCATTATTTTTCATAAAATGTTGACCAGTTGGCGGTATAAATTTTACTAACGAACCAGGTTCAATGAATCTCATTATGCCAGCAGTAAAAGATCCAACTGCTACTGCTGTATTATTTGTATCTTCAAAATATCCTGTTGACATATTAGTTTGATTTGTTTCAGATTTCCAATTAAAATTAAATCCTGCAACAGAACTATTTCTTGAAAAATTAGTATAATAAAAATTCTTTAATTTTGTATCTCTAATAATAGAAATTAGTTTATTGTTGATTACTCCTTCTATGTCATTTTTTGTAGTAAAAGTAAATGTGTCTTTTATAGTATACTCATCTCTATAAATTATGCCATCATTTCCATATAAATTTGTATTACTATATTTTCCTGTTGCATCTTTCAAATCAAAATATCTACTTATACCACTGCTTGTCCGATTAACGCTTTTTGTTTTAACAATTTCTTGACTAACAGATAAAGGTCCTACGTTATAATCTTCTCCGGTAATCAGCCTATTTTGTGTATAATATGTGCTAGGTGCTCTGCTTTTGATGTTTTCTGTAGATTCACTTGCACTTGCATTTTCAACAGATTCTTTTAAATCAAAAATTAAACTTATTGTTTCAGATTTTCCTTTTTTGCTTATGTAAGGAATTGTAACATTTATTGCAGTCATATCTGCAGGAACTATACTATAACTTGCATTTGAACTTGTTCTGTAATATGTTCTAAAATTACCATTTGGTATAGTTCCAAACGTACCATCAGAAAAAATTAAACTTACAGAATCATTTAATCCTGTTAATACACTATATACATCTTTTACACCTTTTGTAAGACTATTATAAATTATATTGTTTCCTTCGATACTATCAACCTTTGTCCATAATTTTGATTCTGTAGCATTACTATCTAAACTATACAACCATAAGTCTGTAGAATTAATATTTTCACTATCAACACTTACTGTAGTATTAGGTGTACTATTTGTTATTGTAAAATCATTAGATTGTAAATTTCCTTGTCTAAAATGTACAAAAAATCCAGTGTTATTACTTCCGGAGCCTTGTCCGTTATCTCTATATATAAAACTTAATCTATTTCCAGGTAAAGGTTCTTCTTCTGTTATTGTTGTATCATTAAATGAAGTGCTTACTATTTCAAATTGACGTGATATGTTATCAATAGATTTAGTAAATCCATATACAGGAACTCCATTGCCAATAGAATTAAATCTATATTGTTCTGTTGCCACACCAACTAGTGTTGCTTTTTTAATAGGTGATCCTATTTCATTTTTTACTGGCAAGGCCGCATTTAATATTTTTGTAAATTGTTCATACCAATTAGGATTTGTGCTATCATTCCATGTAATGACTTGATTAGATAAATTATTGTTAAAACTATCAATTACATCTTCAGATGTAGACACACTTTCTAATTTTAATAATCCATTAGCCGGCACATTCCTTTTTGGATTGTAACTTATTAGCCTTGCTAATCTTAATACACTTTCTCTACGTTCTGCAAGTTCTATGTAATTTTCTCTAGCGTTAAGATCAGTTCTAAAACTAATATTTTGCCCTAAAAATGCAATCAAATCAACTAGAGCAAGATACTCACTACTTTCAATATAATCGTTAAAATCTTCAGGATAATTTTCTCTGATATAGTTAATCATTGTCCTACGCAAATTATCAAAGTCATAACTTTGAAAGTTTGCATATCTAAATGACTGGTATACCCTCTTCCAATCTTCTGCTAGTAGCAATCTATTTTGTCTATCAGTACTTGCCATACGTGTGTCCTTTTACTATGTAATATTTATCTGGTTTCGTAAAGTGCGTACTTAAAGAAGCCCCAAATTTTGATCAAATCTTAATCTTAAAGTTTCACTTATGCTATAAGGCAAATACTTTAAAACACATTCTATTTGTATGCCACTTTCAAAACTATCTATTGTTATACCATCTACACTTACTCTTGGATCATAGTTTATTATTTCTGTTACGTTTTGGATTATTAATTGTTTTACTTCTTCAGTCAAAGGTTCATAAAGGATATCCCATATAATTGTTCCAAATCGAGGATTTTCTAATTTTTCTCCTTGCCTTATGTTAAAATGATTTAAAATATCCTGTTTTATCAAAGGCAAATCATATAAAGCAAATGATTTTTTTACATCAGTAGACACAGTTGATAAACCTCTATATGATTTAGACACTAATGGCTGTGCAGTTTCTTTTGTTCCTACTGATATTGTTTTATATAATTGTGACATACTGTATTTACCGCCTTAAAATCTAATGGTTATTCCGTCTTTTAACACTCCTACTGTACTATCCTTAGGAGCAAGTTGTACTAACTGACCACTTACAGATTTATAAAACACATTCTGAGTAAACAAAGGTCCTGGATTTATACTAAATCCATTATCAGTAGGTGTAATTATTTGTCCTAATTGTGTTCCTGCATTATTAGATGATTGTATAACTTTTTGTAAGCCGTTATTGACGTCCGGCAAAGTATTTCCTAAAACATTTGTTAAAGTTTGTGCCGCGGCTTTAACTTCATTTAAGTGTCCGACAGGATTATCTGCAAATCTAATTGCTCCTACTACACCAGCGGCTAAACCAGGATCAATTGATGTAAACTTTCCTGCTACTGCTCCTGCTACTGCTGATGTAACTCCTGTTTTTAAAACTTCTGGCAAAGCATTATATCCAGCAGAGATGTTATTACCTAATTGCCCTATTGCGCCTCCAAAATTATTTAAAGCAGAACCCAATCCTGGCAATGCAGTATCTAAAGTGTTTGTAATACCTTTGAATAAAGGTCCTGCTACTTCTCCTATTGCATCTGTAAAACCTTGTATTGCTTGACCTATAGCAGGTACAATATTATTTACTATACCACCAAATACATTTGTAAGACTTGTAGTGCTTAATAATTGAGATACAACGCCTCCTACCTTGTCTAAGATTCCAGATAGTCCACCTGCTAATAATCCGCCTAATTGGCCAAAACCTCCTCCTGCTGATTTTAAGAACGTATCTATTGTTTGAAAGACTTCTTCTAAAGTAATATCTTGTATTTTTGTACCTACAACTCTTTTTTTCTCTTCTCCTGTATAAGGGCTTTTACTAGATTCAGGAACTGGTTTTGAAGAAGAAGCACCAGGTGCTGGTTTATTTTCATTCATTCCTCCTGGTCTTCCTGGTTCTGCATACGGATCTGTCATTGGATCATATGCATTTGCCGAACCTTTTGTTCCAACACTTCCGTTATTTACTGGCCAAGCCTCTGCTTCATATGACATATTACTACCCTCCTATTCTTGTTCTTTTTCTTTGTCTTCAAGAGGCACATCGTCTTGTATTGCTTTCCTATCTGCTTCTCTTTCTTGCGATTCAGGATGAACATCATTACTTAAATCTCCTGCTTCGGTTTTTTCCGCTACTGTTTCTTCGGGATTCCAATTCTCATGTCCTGGCCATGGTTCATGTTGTGGTACACGCTGTGGAAATTTTCCCTTTAATGCTACAGTTGCTTCTGTGGCTTCAGATGCAGTTTCTGCTTCTGGTCCGTTCATGTGAATAGGATTTGCAGATTCAAAATGTCCTTCACCACTTTTGATATTACTTTTAGCACCACTTGTTAAATTAGTATTTTTTCCTGCACTACTCTCAATATTATTTTCTGCTTTGTGTTTAATATCAGTTGATGCAACAACTTCATAATTATTATTTGCTTTTAGTTTTACATCTACTCCGCCTACAACTTCAAAGTTATTAGCGGCATAAATTTTACCATCAACACCAACTTTTATTTCAAGATTAGCACCTGTAGTTTGAAACATACTACCTGTAACCATAAAATTCATATTTCTACCTGTTTCAAAATTGATATCTCTATCGGCGACAAAATTTATATCATTATGAGAATGTAAACTAATACTATCTTTAGC